GGGGAATGGATTTTAACTCCTGTAGATTCGTCTAAAACACTATTGATGTTATCAGCAGATCTAAATCTAAGATTTGCTGGATTAGCTACTACTCCATAACCATCAGTAAATTTTGGATTAAAGTTAGAGAAAACATAAGAATTATTTGAATCTAGTAGTAATTCATTCTTTTTAAATCTATCTTTAATCCATTCTCTAATTTTTGCTGAAGCAAATGCACCAGATCCTGCTGGAATAACTTCTACAATTAAACTATTTCTGCTGTAGAATCTACCACCGTTTATTTTTTGACACTTTGTAATTTGACCTTCTGGTGAAATAATTGCTTCATATTCAGCAAAAGCTCCTTTACCTAAAGCATCGAAAATTCTAATCGTTGGTGCCGAAGAATAGTATTCACCTGGATCTTCTATTCGGATACTAGTAATTTCGCCATTAGTAACGACTGGTTTTAATTTAGCATTTCTACCAGAAGTAATTGTTATAGTTGGATCTTCATTATAAACATCTTCAGAAAGTAACTCGATTCTGTCAACTACTTCACCTGCAAGAAAACATCTTGCTTTATTTGCTTCATTATTAATTAACACAAAAGGAGGATTTTTATAACCAACTCCTTTATTTTCAATAACAACTGATGTAATGTTGCCATATTTTACACTATCAAAATCTTTATTGCTATAAGCTACAGAACCATCAATTAAAATACCAATATCTCTATTTGAAGTTGGGTAAATTTCTGTAGTATTAATTGGATATTTTCTAATCAGTTTTAAAAATTTCTGATCACCCAAATTCGATGGGGAATATTGATTTAAAATAGAATGATGCGGATAACCACTAGAACAAATGTAAAAATACTGATCATCTTCATAAATTGCCGAAACATCAGAATTTAAATCCCCAATTGCATCAGAAATATTTTGATTAAGAGCCGAAAATGCTTTTCTGAAATTTGTGTTTAAAAACCAGTCAGCTCCATTGATAACTGGGTGGTTACTAATAAAACCAGATTTGGATATTTGTACCTTATCTCCAGAACTGGAATAAGGATTTGGATTTGATACGTTTAGATTGTATAATACACCAAGTGCAAGTAGAGTTACTGTTCCTCCATCATACTTGCATGTGATAACATTGTCACTGTAAACATCAGTTCCTGCAATGTGGGTAGTATTTGGATTTGATCTACCATTAATGATAAATTGATTTACATTTTTTTCGACAAAAGCAATGGTTTCTGAATTGACAATGATATTACCTTTAGGCTCCAAACCTAAAGTGGAATAAACATCAATTCTATCTCCAATAGTATCTGTTACGGAAATATCTGTTTTTAGTTTGGTTTGTGCTGCAATACTAAAAGAGCCATTGACAGAGCCTGGTGATAAAACTAATTCAAAAATTCCGCCATCTCCACCATAATTAACCGCATCGACTATGGCAGATGCATATGATGTTGAAGTTTTTTGTATTAATTTGTTTCCAACTAATTTTTTAATATCACCAGTCAGTACCTTTGCTTTAATTGAATAATTACTTATCCAATCAGAAGTGGAGGCTTTTATGGTAAAATCTTTTGGATTATATGTCTCTGGGGTATCTTCAGCACTCTTTGAAACAATAGAGTTGAAAATAAACTTTATAGATCTATCAGTACCCTTTGCTTTGTAGAAGTCACTGATATTTTTAATCAGTACACGCTTATCTACATCTCCTTTTAAATATGCTTCGGGGAAACCACCTAGATACTGTGATTCAAAGCTTTTTACAAAAGCATACAAAAATAGATTACTAACATTATATACAGTATCATTTACATAATGTGGCTCTGCTTGAGTAGTAACAAACTTAGAACTCTCATATAAATCTCCTAGAGTTGTGTTGCCACTAACACCCCTAGAAACTTCTAAAAATTCTGTATCTGTTCTTTCTTTATAAAAACAAATTTCATTTCCAATTTTAATATATCCATTTTGTTCTGGAAATGAAGTAGCATCCTCAACTACGATTGTAGTGTCGGTTTCGGTAATGCTTGATGATAATTCAGTAAATTGATTGAGTAAGTTTTTCTCGTAGTAATTAATGTCACAATACTTTGTAACATTAGAAATAATGTCAAGTGGTTGTCCTTGACTTTCTAATTGCTCGTAGTATTTCTCTACAAACTTGGAGAAGTTTTCGTATTCAGAAACTATAAACCCAGGTAGTTGAGATTCAATTAAGCTAGAGATATTTCTTGTCTTTGCAGCCATTTAATCTACTCGGGATAAGCAGTGAACTTACTTGTGGTCATATCAACATCTAGGAAAACCTCTCTTACTGCATTAATATCATTGCTTAAAGGTTTTACTCTTAGTTCAACTCGGTTGTCTTCAAACGAACCACGGATAATAGTTAAATCATACAACATAACTTCGCCTTTTGCATAATCTATTACTCCAGCGGAGTCATTTAGAACTAATTTTAGTCCAGTTAAATCATCTATTCTATATAGGACGATTCTACCATCCCTATCTTCCAAATACACGGTATATTCAGGAAATTCGGTAACTGTAAACCCAGTTGATCGAAGTGTTGGACCATCACATTCTTTATCAAAGGCATTTTGGAAACAAACTTCGTAAAAGAATGAAGAATTGATAGCTGGAAAGAAATCTTTCCTCAACATCACTGTAGTTTGATTAGAATTGATTGATCTATCTGCATCATCAATTACACCAATAAATTTACTATATCTAAATTTGCCATTAAACTTTTCAGTATCTGATTGATCAATATATTGTTGAATTCCTGTTCTTACCTTCTTTACAATCTCAGCTGGAGGTAAATTTGTCTTGGTCCTATTAAAATAAATCTTACTTGTCAGTTCTACGAATAAAATTGATGGATCAATGATATCAACAGTAACTGATCCAACCATATATGGCTGTAATCTTCTTACAATATCTTGTTTAGTAAATGAAGAAAGTAGGTTTGCATTAGATGGTTTGATTACTACCTTAACTTTGCCGTATTCTGGTGGATCTGCATCTTGACCGCCAAAAGTAATGATATCAGCGACCGCTGGATAAACGTTCCTAACGATGGCTGCGTAGTCCTGTGCGGTCACTGCACGGTCTTGTGTGCCGAAATACCTAGGCGCATTGTATTTAATTTTATCAATGCTTTCAATGTTCTCTCCACCAGATGCTGGAGTTACTGAATTGACAACAACATTTAATGGATAAACCGCATTGTTTCTATCATCAACAATACCATTGAATACAAATGTCTTAGCGCCATTTGTAGCTGGACCGTTAGTAACTAGATACGAAACTTCAATAAACTGACCACTCTCTAACTTTTTACCCAAAACACCATCACCAAAGAACAATTCATAGTTCTCATCTTCAATCTCATTTAAGAAATATGTCTTAGTTTCTGAATTTACATCAAGAATATTGTCTGCTCTTTCATAAAATTCAAAAGCAGATGAATTTTGTGATGGATATACCTTTACTCTAATACTACTTGTATCAACGCCTTGATTCTGAATCAAAAAACGTTGAGATTTTAGTGCTGTATTGACAGTATAAAAATTTTTAATTAGTGATCCTTCATAGATGGGAACATCAATAAAAGATGCTGTTCCATTCTCTACTGCAGCAGAAACATCATCTAGTGTGGTGTATTGATATAGTTCTGAATCAAAAATAGTAGTAAATGCAGATCCAGTTCTTAAAATAGCAACATCAGGGGTTGTATTGGTAAAATTAACGTCAAAATTAATGTAAGCAACAGGTGAAGTAACTGACTTCGGTGTATATCCTAATTGCTTGGCGATTGCAACAACATTATCTCTCAGGGTTGCTGAATCTAAAAATAACTCGTTGACAACGAGGTTGGTATTAAATGCCGTATAATACGTATTATACGCTAACACATCAAGCAGTGTGCTCCATACAGAACCTTCAAAATCATAATCAGTAAAATCTGATTGTGATCTTAAATATTCCTTCAGTGCAATCTTAATATCATTATAATCTAAATTAGATACTTGTGTGTATGGCATTTATCGAGTTCTCTCTAAAAAGAATTCTACGTTGAGTGGAATATCGTCTCTACCTATAATCTCAAATTCCATTCCAACATCAAATCCATTATCATCAAAATTTGGTATGACCTCTAATGATATTATCCCAATTCTAGGTTCGTATTCATTTAATACGTTTCTAATCTCAGATTGGACCAAGGCTGCAACACCATAATCTAATTGTTCAAATAATAATCTAGAAATATCTGATCCAATCTGAGAATTAAATAAACG